GTCTTCTTTCCTCCCCGAACCCCCGAACGTCCGTTCGTAACACGGAAATGAGCGGATTGTGACCGGCCGCCGGCGGACGACCCGGGAGCAGACCGTGTTGCCTCTCGGCCCGTCGGGGGCCAAGCCCCGGCGCCTCGTCCGCGCCGTCGAAGCCGACCTTAAGGAGCTCCGGCGCACCGACCGGCTCGACACCACCGACCACACCCGCGTCGCCGCCTGCCGCGACCTCGCCCGCCTCGCCGAAGACGAAGCCGTCGACCCCAACGGGTCCCGGTTCACCGCCGGCGTCCTGGTCGGCCGGCTGCTCGAGGCCTACCAGCCGTTGAAGGGGCCTGATGCGCCGATCACCGATGAAGTCGCCGCCTTCCTCGCCTCGCTGCGCACCCCGCACGGCGACGTCGAGGACTCCTGAGCGTCCCACCTACGGGCCGAAGGTGGCGGCGATGGCCGCCGCCCTGGGTCGACCGTTCATGCCCTGGCAGCGGCTGGTGGCCGACGTCGCCGGCGAGGTCGACCCGGTCACCGGCCGGTTCGTCTACGGCACCGTCGTCGTCTCGGTGCCGCGCCGGGCCGGAAAAACGATTCTGACGCTCGCCACGTCACTGCAGCGAGCCGAGCAGGTCGACCTGGGCCGGGCCTGGTACACGGCGCAGACCGGCAGCGACGCCGGGACCACGTTCCGGATCGACTGGGTTCCGATCGTCCAGCGCTCCGTGCTGGCGTCGGCCTACAAGGTCCGCCTACAGGCCGGGTCGATGTCGTTCACCGATCGCCACTCCGGCGGGATGCTGTCGATCTTCGCCCCGACCGACTCCGCCGTGCACGGCCAGGACGTCGACCTGGTCACCATCGATGAGGCGTGGGCGTTCTCCATCAGCCAGGGCGACGCCGTCGAGGCCGCCGTGGCGCCGGCCATGGCCACCCGGCCCTCGCCGCAGATGTGGATCGTGTCGGCCGGCGGCACCGTCGATTCGACGTGGTGGGACCGCACCCTCACCCGCGCCGAGGAACACGTCGCCGGCGGCGGCCGCGAAGGGGTAGCCCTGTTCGACTGGGGCGCCGGCCCGGACGACGACGCCGGCGACCCGGCCGTCTGGGCGGCCGCCCATCCCGCCATCGGCCACACCATCTCGCCCGACTTCCTCCGGGGACGCCGCACCGCCGACGGGCCCGGCATGTTCGAACGGGCCTACCTCAACCGGTGGGCGCGCCCGAGCTCGCTCACCAGTTCCGGGGTCGTGGACGCCGCCGCCTGGTCGGCCGGGGTGGACACCGCCGCGGAGCTCGACGGCGCGGTCGTGGTCGGCTTCGACGTCGCCCCGGACCGCTCGAGCGCCGCCGTGGCGGCCGCCGCCCAGGGCCCCGACGGCCGGGTGCTCGTCACGATCGTGGATCACCGGCCAGGCGTAGGGTGGGTGGCGGGGAGGATCACCGACGTATGGCCCGTCATGGTGATCGGTGACAGCTTGGGCGGTGCCGCCACAGGCGCCGCCCTCGCTACCCGTGGGATGCCTGTCGACCTGGTGTCGGCGTCGGACCTGGCCCGCGCCTGCTCGGTGTTCGTCGACGCCGTCCACGACGGGCGCGTCGCCCATCACGCCCAGGCCCCGCTCGACGACGCGCTCGCCGGCGCCGCCCGCCGGTGGTTCGGTGACGCCTGGGCGTGGTCGCGGCTGCGCTCCGACGTCGACATCACTCCCCTGGTCGCCGCCACCTTGGCCGTGTACGGGGTGATCGTGCGCTCTCCGGGGGCCGCCGGCGTCTACTGACCGCCGCTGTGTGGCCGCAGGAGCGACGAACCGGGCCCGGGTGGTGTGGTGATAGCCGAGGATTGCTTCGATCGGGGTGTTACATCACCCTGGCCGCCGTGCGGCGACCCGCGTTCCTGCGTTCCCGGGCGTTGCCGTCGGGGACACCGCTCGAGGCGCAGATCGCCGACGCGCTGGCCGCCCGGGTGCGCTCCTACGACCCCCGAACCCTTCCGGTCGTCGTCGGCATCCGCTCGCTGGTGGCCGACACGTCGGCGATGCTGCCTCTCGTCGCGCTTCGCGGGGTCGAGCGGATCGATCCGCAGCCGGCGGTGCTCCGGCGCCCGGACCCCAACGAGCCGTACCGGGTGTCGATCGAGAAGATCGTCAACTCGCTTACCGCGTCGGGCAACGCGTTCGTGCGGCGGTGGCAGGTCGGTTCCGACGGCTGGCCCATCGCTGTCAAGGTGCTCGACCCGGCCCGGATCGTCGTGCAGCTCGACTCCTGGCAGGAGACGATCGTCGGCTACACGTACAACCAGCGGCCGCTGCGCACGTCCCAGGTGCTCCACATCCCGCTGATCTCCGACCCCGGCCCGCTCGGCCAGTCGCCGCTCGACCTGATCGGCACCGTGATCGACGACCTGGCCACCGCCTATGAGTGGGCGGCCGGCTACTGGCGCGACGGCGGCACCCCGCCCTACGCCCTCACCCATCCGCAGAAACTCGACGACGACCAGGCGACCAACATGGTCGAGCGGTGGCTGGTCGCCCGCCGCACCCGCCGCCCCGCCCTGCTGTCGGGCGGCATGGGGCTCACGACGTTCACGCAACCGTCGGCGGCCGAGGCGTTGCTGATCGAGGGGCTCAACTACCTCGACGCCGCCATCGCCCGGGCGCTCAACGTGCCACCGTCGATCGTGAACGTCGTCTCCCAGCAGGCGCTGACCTACTCCACGACGATCGACGAGATGCGCCGCTGGTTGACGCTGAACCTGTACCCGACCTACCTCGACCGGCTCGAGGCGGCGTTCACCGACCTGCTCCCGCGGGGCCAGGCGGCCGTGTTCGACACGTCGAACCTGTTGCGCACCGACTGGTCGACCCGGGTCACCACCGCGGCGGCCGCCGTCGCCGCCGGGCTGGCGTCGGTGGATGAGATGCGCGTCTCCCAGCTCGGCCTGCCCGCCATGAGTTCGGGGCCGGTGCTCGAGCCGGTCGCGCCGAACGTCGAAGGAGTCTGATGCACGACCTGTTGCACCGCGACGCCCCGATCGTCGCCACCGACCCGACCACCCGCACCGTCACCGCCCGACTCGTCACCTACAACGATGCCCGCCCTGTCGCCGACGTCGTCGCCGGCCGGGTGCACCGCTACACCGAGACGCACGCCCCGGAGTCGATCACGCCGCTCGAGCGCATGTACGTGCGCGACTCCCACGACGGCCCGCTCATCGGTCACCTCGCCGCGACGCGCGACGAACCTGATGGCCTCTACGGCGACCTGGTCATCGCCGACACCGCCGCCGCCCGGGACGTGATGGCGTTGATCGACGCCCACACCGTCGACGCCGTCTCGATGGAGTTCGCGCCCGGCACCGACGGCGAGGTGTGGAACGCCGACCGGACCGCCGTGACCCGCACCCGCTCAACCCTGTACGGCGTCGCCTTCGCGTTCCACCCCGCCCATGACGCCCCAATCCTGTCCGTTCGAGAAAGGCCCGAGATGCCCACCCCTAGCACCATGACCCTGGACAGCCCGCCCGACGGCGACAACCTGCCCGCCATCATCACCAACGTCGTGCCGGTCGGCGACGACGTCGACGCCCTGCGCCGCGAGCTCCTCGAGCTCGGCGACGAGGTCCGCACCCGCGGCACCCTCGTGCCCGCCCACCCGCTGACACGGTTCCGGGAGTTCGCCGACTTCTACGAAGCGGCCTTCGAGGAAGGGAAGGGCGGTCTCCTGAAGCGGGCGCTCGCCGACCAGATCACGACCAACAACCCGGGTGTGATCCCGCCGGGCTGGGTGTCGAACGTGTACGGCATCGTCGATCGGGGCCGCCCCGTCATCACCGCCCTCGGCGGCCAGCGCGGCCTCCCCGATAGCGGGATGGACATCAACTTCCCGTACTTCGACGGCGACATCAAAGCCCTCGTCGGGGTGCAAGCCACCCAGAAGACGCCGATCACGTCGGTGCGTGTCGACCTCAAGAAAGGCACCGAGGCGATCGAGACGTACGCCGGTGGCTCGGACCTGTCCTACCAGCTGATCCGACGCTCGAGCCCGTCGTATCGCACCGCCTATCTGCAGATCATGGCCGCCGCCTACGCCGCCGCCACCGAGGCGGGCATGGAGCAGAACCTGTTGGCCAAGGCGGGGCAGACGCTGCAGTTCGATTTCACCGCCGCTACCACCGCCGACCTGTTGGCCGCCGCCCTGTTCGCCGCGTCCGGCATGGTCCGCAACGCCACCGGCGCCCCGGCCGACACCGTCGTTGCCAGCTCGGACCAGTTCGGCGCCATCGGCGCCCTGCCCGGCCTGTGGCCCGCCAACTACGGCACGTCGAACACTCGGGGTACCGCCCAGGCGTCGACGCTGCGGATCAACGTGTCCGGCCTCGAGGTGGTCGAGGGGCCGTATCTGCCGGTCAAGACGATCCTCGTGACCAACTCCGAGGCGGCCGGCTGGTACGGCGACGGCCCGTTCACCGTCACGTCCGAAGACGTCGAGAAGCTCGGCCAGAACATCGCCGTGTGGGGGATGGGCACCGCCGTCGCCACGCTGCCGTTGGGCATCGTCCATCTGACTGACGCAACCCCTTAGCCGGTCGGAGCGAACCATCCGGCAACGCTCCGACCGAACAGCCGGCCCATCGCCGTAGGAAGGCGTCGTGAGCACCAACCCCGACGACCTGATCATGTGGGTCACGATCGACGATCTCGCCGGCGCGCTCGGCGCGTCGGTGTTGACCGATCCGGTCGCCGCCCAACGGGCCGTGGACGCCGCCAACGCCGCCGTCAAGCACCGGATGCAACCGGGCGAGCCAGTCGTGTTCGACGGGAACCCGCTGCTTCAGACGGCGGCGTTGGCGTGCGCGGTCGACTTGTACCGGCGGCCGAAAACCCCGGCCGGGGTGTTCCAAGCCGGCGACCTGTTCGCCCGGTTGCCCGCCGATTTCTTCGCGTCGATCGACGCCGTGATCGTGGCGTCCGGCGCGGATCTCGCCGGCGGCTTCGCGTGAGCATCGGCACCGATCTGGCGGCCACCCGCGCCGGCCTGTTCGACGCCCTGTACGCCATCCCCGACGTCACCGTGTACGCCCACGAGCCGGACGCCGCCGAGCTGCCGGCGGTGTGGATCGATCAGCCCGACGCCGTGCAAGGCTCGCCGGCCCCGCTCTTCTACGCCTCCTGGGATGTCGTCATCGTCGTCGAAACCCACACCGCCGTCGATGTCGCCGACCGTCTCGACGATCTCGTCGGGGTCGTGATCGACAACGTCACCCGGATCGGGCGGATGCGTTTCGCCCGCTGGCAACGCGCCACCACCGACATCGCCGGTGTCGCCCACCCTTCCGCGACGGTGTCGTGGATCACCGATTACGTCCTCTGCTGAAAGGAACACCCCAAATGTCCGCAACCGTGATCGTGGTCACCGACGCCACCGTGATGTTCGGCACCACCCCCGGCGGTGTCGATTACAAGTGCCAGGTGACGAAAGCCGAGCTGGTCGCCACGCCGAACCTCCAGACCGTCCCGGCCACCGGCTGCCAGCCGGAAACGCAGGTGCCGGCCGCCACCGGGTTCACCCTTGACCTCGAGTGGTTGCAGGATTGGACGGCGACCACCCCGGGCTCGCTGTCGCAATACCTGTTCGACAACGACACCACCGAGGTCGATTTCTCGGTGTCGCTCGACTCCGGCGACGTCGCCATGCCGGTGGCGTCGGGGACGGTGCGGCTCGTCCCGGGTTCGTACGGCGGCCAGTTCGGCACCCCGCTCCTGGCCACCGTCACCCTGCCCGTTCAGGGCAAGCCGGCGATCGGCACCGCGGCGACGGTGCTGTCGGAACGCGCCCCGGAGCCTGTCAGCGCGTGACGTCCACCCCGCAGCAGTTCGCGGTGAAGCTCGACGAGCTGGCGTCGACGTTCGATCCGGCCCAGTTGCGGATCATCACCGAGCGGGTTGCGCGCGGGTTGAAACAGCCGATGACTGATGCGATCCACCCGAAAACGTTGTCGGGGTTCGGTCGGGGGAAACGGTCCGGGTCGTACACGGTGAAAGCCCGTTACGACATGGACGGCCCCAACGCCGTCATGTCGCCCACGGTGAAGCCGTTGGCCGCCATCCTGCAGGACGGAGCGAAGAACCCATGGGACGCCCCGAAACGCTCCGCCGGGCGCCGTAAGACGGCCGGGTTCTACTACCGGACCCCGGTGCCCGGCCGGCGCGCCTGGACCCCCGCGGTGTCCGTGGCCCGCCGGGAGACGACCCGTCTCGTGGATGTCGAAGTGCAGAAAGTCCTACGCCGACTGTTCAGCGGGTAGGCCAAATGGCGTCGTTCACTGAGCGTGTATCGGTCCTGATCGATGTCACCGGCGACAAAGCCTCGTCGTCGCTGCAGTCGATCAAGGGTGCCGTCGCCGACGCCGAAGGTGGCTTCGGGAAGCTGAAAGCGGGCGCCGGCGCCGCGTTCGACTCCATCGGGGTTCTCGGCCCGGCCGCCATCGGCGCCGCCGCTGGTGCCGCCGCCAAATACGTCGTCGACATGGTCAACGGCTTCGAGGACCTCGCCCTCAAAGCCAACGACTTCGCCCAGGCCACCGGCCTCGCCGTGGATGACGCGTCACGGTGGATGGAAGTCGCCGGCGACGTCGGCGTGAACGTCGGCACCCTCGAGGGTGCGATCAACAAGATGAACCTGGCCGCCGGCAAAGGCGACCTGGCCAAGCTGGGCATCGAAGGCCAGACCACTTCCGATCAGCTCCTGAACGCCCTCACCCATCTTCAGGGCATCCCCGACGCGTCGACCCGGGCCACCGAAGGCGTCAAGATTTTCGGGAAGTCATGGACGAACCTGGCCCCGCTGGTCGAGTCGTCGAAGGACCTGAAACAAGCCCTTGCTGACGTGTCGTCGGGGCAGGTGATCGACCCGGCCGAAGTCGAGAAAGCGAAGCGGTACCGCGACGCCGTCGACAACCTCTCCGACGCCTGGGCCAACTTCACCCTTCACGTCGGCGAAGCAGCCATCGGCCCGATCAGTGACACGCTCGAGTTGGTCAGCGAGATCGCCGATCAGGTCGGCGCCATCGGCGGCGCCGGCGGCAAGGGCGTCGACTGGGGCGAAGTGTTCGGCCTGTCAAAGCTGAACGACGTCACCGGCGGCCTCAAACAAGCCGGGGACAGCTCCCTGTCGTTGGTCGACAACGTCAAGGGCATCGGCAAAGCCACCTTCGGGCTGATCCCCGGGTTGGGCGGCTGGGCCGACTCGACGTTCACCGTGACGTCCGCCCAGGACAAAGCCGCCCAGTCGGCCCAGGACGTCGCCGACGCCGCCAAAGCCCAAGCCGACCAGGTCGCCGCCGCCACGCAGGCGATCACCGACAACACCAACGCCGTGCTCGCGTCGATCAACTCGCAGCTCGGGTTCGAGGACGCCCAGTCGAAGACGACGAAGGCGATCAGCAACTACGTCACCGCCGCCGTCGACGCCGGCAACCAGGCGGGGACGAATACCGACCTGAACCTGAAATACACCGACGCCATGCGCGGCGCCGAACAAGCCGCGCTCGCCCAGGCATCCGCCGCGGTGAAGCTGGCCCAGGACACCGCCACCGCGTCCGGTACCGCGCTGACCGCCGGCGAGTCCAACGACATCATGCGCGCCAGCCTCCTCGACGTCGCCTCGACGCTCGGCCCGAACGACCCGCTGCGCGCCCACCTCTACGACTACATCGCCCAGCTCGGCGACGTCGACCGCAACGTCCACACCGACGTCACCGCCGACACGTCCCAAGCCGAGAAAGCCATCTCGAACCTGATGGGGTCGATCCGGTCGTTCGTCCTCCCACACAACACCGTGCTCGGCGCCACCACCCAGACCGCCGGGTACGGGGCACCGGCCGGTGTCGGGGTGTCGGCCACCGCCACCAGCGCGGCCGGTTCGAGTGTGCCGGGGGTGTCGACGACGACGTCGGGCGGGGGGCGCGCCGGGCAGGTTGTGAACGTCACCTACAACGCCCCGCCGGGGGTCAACCCCGCCGACGTCGTCCGGGCGCTCGAGCGGTGGACGTCGACGCGCGGCACCCCGGTCGCGTCGGGGGCGACGGGGCTATGACCGTCCGGGTCGCGGTCGAGTTGTGGGTGCAGACCGTCGACCCGCACGGCTGGGACGCCGCCCTGTGGGACACCGACGTATGGGAAACCGCCACCGACTGGGTTGACGTGTCCTGCGACTGGCAGGGCACCACGATCATCGGCGGGCGCACCGGACCGCTCGACCGGTTCCGCGCCGCCCACGCCGTCATCCGGTTGGACAACCGCGACGGCGAGTTCAACGCCTGGTCGGATATGACACCGTGGGCGCCGCCCGGGTCCCGCCATTTGGGCGCCGGCACGTTGGTCCGGGTCGGGGTCGACGTCACCGGTCATCCCCGCCGCCACCTGTTCACCGGGGTAGTCGACACCTGGGACCACCGGCGCGCCGACCCCGACCGCTGGGTCGAGTTGGGTTGCGACGACCCGTTGGCGTCGCTCACGTTGGCCAACCTGCCCGAGCAGGCCGCCCAGGGTGCCGGCGAAACGGCCGGGCCGCGCCTGGGCCGCATCCTGGCCGCCAACGGCCTGTCATCCATGCCCACCCGGTTCGACGCCGGGGTCGTGCCGTTACAGGCGACGACGTTGGCCGATGACGCCATATCGCTGGCCGACCTCACTATGGACTCTGATGGCGGCTGGTTGTGGGTCGACGGTGACGGCACCCTCGTCTACTACCAGGGTGACCGCGACTCGACCGATCCCCGCTGGTTGACACCGGTTGCGGTGATCGGCGACGACGACAACATCGCCGGTGCCTTGTGCTGGGACGCGTCGCCGACGTTGGCCGACAACCGGGACGCCGTCATCAACCACGCCGCCATCGCCAACGCCGGCGGCGCCGCCCATTACGCCGACAACACCGCCTCACAGCACCGCTACCAGGTCCGCACCTTTCAACGGTTCGACCTGATCCACCAGAACGAAACCTGGTCGCAAACCCTGGCCGACAAGATCGTGACGCGGATGGCCACCGGCGGCACCCGGCCCGACACGGTCGCCGTGACCGCCCACACCGACGCCGAAGCGTGGACGTTGACCGGTCTGTTGTGGCATGACCGGGTGCGGGTCGTGATGCACGACGTCGGCGATGTGTACGCCGCCGATTCCTACCTCGACGCCTACCAATGGAACCTCGCCCCGCGCGGCGTCGACCGTGAAACCTCTCTCAACGTCGTGCTGACCTTGTCGCCGGCGGTGTCGTTCCCCGCCGCCGCCCGCTGGGACACCGCCACCTGGGACTCCGCTACCGACCCCTGGGGGTACTGATGGCCAAAACCGTAGATGTCGCCGCCGGCCAGAAAGTCGCCTCGACCTGGGGCAACGAAGTCCGGGACCGCACCTGTCAGGTGTTCGCCACCGCAGCCGAACGTGACGCCCAATGGGTGACCCCGCCCAACGGGGCGCTGTGTGTGTGTCTCGACTCCGGCGCGGTGATGACCCGCCGGGGGGGCCGCTGGGAGATCGCCGCCGTGCCGTCGACGGTGAACACCGGCAACGCCGGCGCCGGCTCCAACTTCAACAACACGTGGTCGGTGGCCGTCGCCTTACCGGTGGCGTTCCGGGCCGCCGGCAAATACCTCGTCGGCGTGTCGTTGGACTGTTCCATGAACGCCGGGTGGGGGTCCGCCGCCTGCCGGGTGCGTGACACCGCCGCCACCAACGTCGCCCAACTCATGTCCGGCGGCACCATCTACGAATCGGCCGGCATGAACCGCCAGTCCCTGTCCGGTCTGTTCGTCTGGTCGGAAGCGGCCGCCCCGTTCGACTCCACCCTGTACGTCGACGTGCAGTCGTTCGCCGCCGCCGGCGGCCATGTCAACGCCGGCTCCGCGCTCATCATCACCTAAAGGGGGGCAACGATGGATGAATCGACCGCCGACGACGGGGCCATCTACAAGTTCTGGGACTTCATCCGCGCCCGCCGCGACCTGGGCCGCCCCGACTACGACCTCGAGGACCTGGTCGCGTTCCGGGCCGCCGTCGACGCGTTCGAGGCCGGTGATCTGTCGTGATGCTCACCGACTTGGGCCAGGCGTTCGACGCCGCCGGCCTCTCCTGGGTAGGGGTCGGGGCGTCGCCGTATGACCCGACCGGGGCCGCCGACTGGACCACCCGCGGCCGCCCCGCGTCGACCGGGGATTTCCGGCCGGCCGGGGTGCTCTGCCATCACACCGCGTCGCCGGCCGGTACCAGCGCGCAGACCGACTTGAACGTGATACTCGCCGGTAACGCCGAAGCACCCGGACCCATCGGACAGTGCTACGTGGGTCGTGACGCCGTCCTGTACGTCGTGGCCGCCGGCCGCGGCAACCACGGCGGCCGTGGCATCCGCCCCGGTGTCGACTCGACATGCAGTGACATGAACTTGCACCTGCTCGGCATCGAGGTCGGCAACGACGGCATGGGCGAACCGTGGCCCGACCCGGTCATCTCCACCTACGCCCGGACCGTCGCCGCGCTCATCGACTGGTACGGCTGGCCCCTCGAGGCCGTCTATCTCCACGCCACCACCGGCCCGCCGTCGGGTGGGTGCAACTCGAAGATCGATCCGGCCGGACCGTGGCACCGCCAGCCGAACCTGCCCGGCGGCGGCGCCGGCACCTGGGACCTCGACGTCTGGCGGGCGTTCGTCGCCGAACAGCTCCCCGGCCCCGGACCCACCCCACGGCCACCCCAAGGAGACCTCATGTTGACTCTGTTCCAGTGCACCGACGCCTGGGGTTGCTTCCTCGGGTTCTCCGTCGGCGGGGTGGGCCAGCTCGTCGAATGGACCGACGGCGCCGCCAAGGCCTACTACGAGCAGCTCGGCGCTGTGGTCCAGGCCATCACCGTCGACCAATGCTCCGGGTTCACCCTCATGGGGCCACTCCCGCAAGGTGACCAGCTCCACACCTGGACGGGCGCCGAGTTCCGACGCATCATCACCTAGCCCGATGGCCGCCACCGCCGACGAGCTCGAGGCCGACCAGGCCGCCGACGCCGGGTGGCGGCTGCCGTTTCGCGACGACGCGACCCGGTGGGTGTGGGTGATCTACGGTCTGGCCCAGGCCACGATCACGATGCTCATGGCGTTCGACGTCGTGCAGTCCCTCACCGCTACCGAGGTCACGACCGCTATCACGCTGGTCGTCTACGTCGCCGTGAACGAGCTGTTCGTCCGGCCCCGGCGCCGCAAGCCGGCCGACCCACCTCAGGCCTAGAAACCCGGTCGTGTACTTCGCGCGTCGCCGCAGGTCACAGGCCGCGAGAATCGTTCACTTCTTATCTCACCAGTCCGCTATCGCGGCGGCCAGCGCGCCCTGCTCGGTGTCCGCGTAGACCTGGGTCGTGGCAATCGACGCGTGGCGCAGGAAGTCACGCACGAGCTCGATGCGGCCGGTGCGCTCCAGGAGGTGTGTCGCCGCGTAGTGGCGGAGCTGGTGCGCGGTGCACCGGCACCCGCGCGCCCGGAGATGGGCGCCGACGCGTTGGCTGATGCGTTCCGGGGTGCAGACCTGGCCGGACGCGCCGGGCACCACCGGGCCGTCGACCTCGTCGCGCCGTGCCAGGATGGCGGCCAGTGGAGGACAGATGGGGACAGTGGCGTCCTTCTCGCCCTTCCCGGTGACGTACAGCAGGCCGGCGGCCAGGTCGACGTCCGACCAGCGCAGCCGGGCCACCTCGCAGCAGCGCAGGCCGCCGAAGGCCATCAGCGCGCTGGCGACCTCGAGCACGTCGACGCCGGCGCCGATCGCCCGGTGCACGTCCACCGGCCGGGCCGGACGGGGGCGGCCGCGCCGCAGTTTCGGGGTGACCACATCGGCGCAGGGGTCGATAACTGTCAGTCCCTCGCGGCGACTCCACCTGTAGAAAGCGCGCAGATGCGACACCGCCGACGCCTGCGCCCGCGCGCCCAGCGGCCGGGAATCGGTCCACCGCTCGACATCACGCCACCCCGCCGCCGTCCACCCCGGCCCGATCCACGCCGACCACGAGGCCAGCTCATAGCGCCGTTTGTCGATCGTGCCGGGGGCCAGGCGCTGGCGCCGCATCGACGCCGCCCAGCGCGCCCATAGGTCGAACGACTCATCCACCGAGACCCCTTCCGCCGGTGGTTATGGTACGGAACTATGGCGAACTCACCCCAAAAGCCTCGAACACCGCAGGTAACCCGTTCGGAGTGGATGAAGGCGTCCCGCGTGGCGCTGGAGATGGACTGCTCGGTCCGCACTGTGAAGCAATGGATCGCTGATGGCAAGGTGATCGCTGTTCAGACGACCCCTAACGGGGAGTGGCGAATCAACCGGGCGAGCCTCGACGCCTGGCTGGAGTCGCTCAGAAGTAGATGTTCCCCGCGCGAGGACGGCGACGCGGCGGCCGGGTCGTGACCCGCCGCGATCGTGAGATGGCCAAGGCGCGCGCCCGTTACCTCGCCGCGATCGCCGACCGCCCCGGCCGGACGGCGGCGGAAAAACTGATCGAGAGCTGCCACGCCGCCGTCGAGCTGGGCGCGGTTGAGCTGCGGCGCGAGACCGGGACTCGACGCGATTACCGGTGGGCGTACCTGTACCTGGCCCTCTTCGCCGCCGGCGCCGTGCTGCTCGTGGCCGCGGTCCTGTGATCCCCGCGCCTGTCGCGGCCGTGCTGATGGCCCTGTCGTTAACCGCCACCGCGCCCGCGGTACGGGTCGCCGAAACGCTCGGGCCGTCCACCGTCACCACCGCCCAGCTCGTG